ATGGGAAAACAATCGAGGGCTCCCACCCGGGATGAAGTTTTACAGAAAATGTGCGACATCGCTCAGGTCAGGGTCAATGATGCGGTACGGTTGGCCTACCTGTCAGAAGAGCAGGCGGATGAACTGGCCGGGCTGGATCTGTCTGCTCTGACCGAGTTCAAGCGCAGCCCCTCCGGGGCGGTGGAAATCAAGCTGGCAGATCGGCTGGCGGTACTGGAAAAGGTGCTGGAACTGCTGGAGGGTGACAAGCCCTCCGGAGGGGAGCAGTTCTTGCGGGCTTTTCTGGAACAGGGCCAGAAGGACGGCTGAAGCAGGTGGAAGTCAAAACATTTTCTCCCAAGCAGAAACGGCTGTTACTGTGGTGGTGCCGCAAAGACGACCGGCATCACGATGCCGTAATCTGTGACGGGGCTGTGCGCAGTGGCAAGACACTTTGTATGGGTCTTTCCTTTCTTTTTTGGGCCATGACGTGCTTTAACGGACAGGGGTTTGCCCTGTGTGGAAAGACCATACAGTCTGTGCGGCGCAACCTGCTGCGGGAACAGCTGCCACTGCTGAAACAGCTGGGTTTTGAGTGCCTGGAACAGGTCTCACGCAATCAACTCACTGTACGGCTGGGCGGGCGCGAGAATGTGTTCTATCTGTTCGGTGGAAAGGACGAGGGGAGCGCCGATCTGATTCAGGGACTGACACTGGCTGGGGTGCTGCTGGATGAGGTAGTACTTATGCCCCGCTCCTTCGTGGAGCAGGCCTGTGCCCGCTGTTCGGTGGAAGGGGCAAAACTTTGGTTTTCCTGCAATCCGGAAGGCCCGGAGCACTGGTTCTACAGGGAGTGGATCTGTCGAAAAGAACACCGGAATGTCCTATATCTCCACTTCACAATGGCAGATAACCCCTCCCTGTCTCCCCGGATCCGAGCACGCTACGAAACCATGTTTCAGGGAAACTTTTACCGTAGATTCGTGTTGGGAGAATGGGTGGCGGCACAAGGGCTTGTGTACGACTTTTTCCAAAAGGAAGCCTGCCCCCCACCGCCGGAAGGAGAAATAGAGAGCTGGTATATCTCCTGTGATTATGGCACGGTCAATCCGGCATCCTTCGGTCTCTGGGGGCTGCTGGATGGAGTTTGGTACCGGGTAGCGGAGTATTACTACGACTCGCGAAGTCAGGGCCAACAAAAGACAGATCAGGAGTATGCCCGAGAGCTGGCCCGCCTGGCAGGAGGAAGGCGGATCCGACAGGTGGTGGTGGATCCGTCGGCCGCCAGCTTTATCGAGCTACTGCGGCGAGAAGGTTGGAGTGTGGTCAAGGCAAAAAATGACGTGTTGTCCGGAATACGGACTACGGCCCGGCTGCTGCAAAACGGCTCATTGGTGATTTGCAACAGCTGTCCGGATGCCATACGTGAGTTTGGCCTGTACCGATGGGACGAGGACGGCTCACAGGATCGCGTCCGCAAACAGGATGATCATGCCATGGACGACATCCGGTATTTCGCCGCGACCATCGCCGGACCAGGAACACATGACGTACCCACCTTTGCCGGAAGTGTGTACCGGCGCAACAGAATGTAAAAAGGAGAAACACGGATGAAGTTTTTTCAAAGGAAATCGCCCAAGGTGCAGGGAGCCGCGGTTCAGGTGCGCAATACCACCGGACACCCCTTCGGCCCGTTGCAGCAGTATATCCCTCTCCAAGGCGGCGAAAGCCAGATCTACCGGGCCATTCGTGAGGCTGTGCCCATTGTGGACGCAGCTATTCTGAAACTGATCCGCCTGTGCGGCGGTGTCAGTGTCCTGTGCGAGGAACCTCGGGCACAGGATGAAATGAATCGATTCCTCAAATCCGTGCCCGCAGGTCGGGGGCAGCGGGGAATTCAGGCTTTTTTGGACGGATATCTGGACTGCCTGTTTACCTGCGGCCGGGCCGTGGGCGAGATCGTCCCCGACTGCGAAGGGCGTGAGATTGCCGCACTGCTGTGGTGCGATCCAGAACACGTGGAAATTCTGGATGGCGAAACACCGCTGGATTTCCGTCTATGCCTGCGCACAACGGGACAGCCTGAACCCCTCCCCTGTCAGGAACTACTGCTGTTCACTCCCCTCCAGCCGGAAGCCGGAAGCCCCTACGGTGTTTCTTTGCTGCGCTCCATGCCTTTTATGGCGGAGATTCTGCTGAAAATTTATCAGGCCATCGGACTGAACTGGGAACGGGTGGGCAATGTGCGCTTTGCCGTGGTTTGCAAAAACACGGATGGCGATGAGTTGTATGCCCAGGAACGCTGCGAGCAGGTAGCAAGCGAGTGGAGCCGGGCCATGCAGACGTCCGGTCAGGGCGGTGTACGGGACTTTGTAGCTATGGGGGATGTGGATATCCGGGTTATCGGTGCAGACAACCAGATTCTGGACAGTGAAGTGCCTGTGCGTCAGATTTTAGAGCAGCTGATCGCCCGCACGGGGATCCCGCCCTTTATGCTGGGGCTTTCCTGGTCCTCCACGGAGCGCATGAGCAGTCAACAGGCCGATCTGATGACCAGCGAGATCACCGCGATTCGACGTAGCCTGGAGCCGGTGGTGGAGCGCATCTGCGAGACCTGGCTGCGCGTACATGGCTGGGGAGGCAGCGTTCAGGTGGTATGGGCCGACATCAACCTGCAGGACCAGGTGGAAGAGGCCAGGGCAGAACTTTACCGCCGTCAGGCGGACAATCTGAAAGCGGAGGCAGAAGAATGAACGTAAACAAGCAGGCCCACTGCGGCGGCACCGCCGCGGTGGATGAGCAGGAGTTGAGTCAGATCAACCGCTTCAGCCGAAAACAGCTAACGGCTGATGAGGTGTATACCTTTGCCGTACGGCTGTGCGACAACGAGGTGGACCGTGACGCAGAGCGCTTTGAAAACGACACACTGGACGGACTGGCGGAACTTTTCGTGGGCAAGACCGGCATCTTCGACCACAATTGGGCCGCAGCGGGCCAGACGGCCCGGATCTATCGGACCGAGGTGGTGGATGAGCCCGGCGTACTGACCGCGGTTGGTGATCCCGGACGCTATGTAAAGGGCTATGCGTACATTCTGCGCACCCCGGGCAACGAGGAGCTGATCGCTCAACTGGAGGGCGGTATCCTGAAAGAGGTCAGTGTAGGCTGCGCGGTAGGCCGTTCAGTGTGTTCCATCTGCGGCAAACAGGCAGGCAGCTGTTCTCACAAGAAGGGTGAGCGATACGAGAACAAGCTGTGCTACACCAAGCTGGAAGGTGCGGTGGATGCTTTTGAATGGTCCTTCGTGGCCGTTCCCGCTCAACCCAAGGCCGGGGTAATGAAAACAAAAGGAAAGAGCCTGACTCTGAAGCAGCTGGCACTGAAACACGGCTGTCAGAATGAGCTGGATTGTCTGGAACAGGAGGCCGCTCTGGGCAGAAAGTACCTGGCCGGGCTGCGCCGGGAGGTGGTCCGCCTGTGCGGACTGAGCAAGGACGATGTGGATCACCGGATGATGGAGCGCATCGCCGAAAAACTGGAGGAATCGGAACTGCTGGAATTGAAGCGTGTCTACGGCGGACAGGCTGCCAAGCGTTTTCCTGTGATGACCCAACTGGAGCATCACACGCAGACTGCGGCGGTCGGCGGTGCTGACGGCGCGTTTTTGATTTGAGCGGAACCGAACTCATATTAAAACAGGAGGAAACACACATGAGCAAGATTTCTTTTGAGGACATTGGCAACCTGATGGCCACCTTTTATATCGAAGAGGGTGTGCAGGGCGGTCAGGTGGTCAAGATGACCGGAAACGGCACCGTGGGCCCCTGCAGTGCAGGCGACCTCTTCTGCGGTGTGGCCGGAATGCCCCGAGCCGGTATTGCCGGTGTTCAGGTTGGTGGTTTTGTCAGCGTACCCGCTACCATGCCCCTGAGTGTGGGCATGGTCAGTCTGGTGGCTGACGGCAAGGGCGGCGTGAAGACCGGCGACGGCATCACCGTTCTGGTTGCCGAAGTTGACACGGTGAAAAACACCGCCGTAATTTGTCTGTAAGGAGGAAAAAAGGATGGCATATCAGTTTGACAATCTGAAGCTGGAGAAGGGTATGTACCATGAGGCGGGCAAGAGCTTTACTCAGGTGCTGGAAAGCATGGACCCCGACCAGCAGTACAAGGGCACTGCGCTGGAGGGTCTGGACGCCTTTCAGCGTCAGCTCAAGCGTTTTGACATCAAGGTGAAGGGTGCAGGCAGCGACGTGGTGGAGAAGTTCTTCCGCACCGCCGACTCCGCTGTACTCTTCCCCGAGTACATCGCCCGCAGTGTGCGTCAGGGCATGGAGGAGCAGAACCTGCTGCCCGCCATTACCGCCGCGGTGACTCGCTTTGACGGCATGGATTACCGCTCCATCACCACCGAAGCCGGCGGCGAGGACAAGAAGCTGCGCCATGTGGAGGAGGGTGCAGTCATCCCCAGCACCACGGTGAAGGTTCAGGACAATCTGGTCAAGCTTCACAAGCGCGGCCGTATGCTGGTGGCTTCCTATGAGGCCATTCGCTATCAGAAGCTGGATCTGTTCTCTGTGACCCTGCGCCAGATTGGTGCCCACATCAACCGCATGCATCTGGAGGACGCCATTGAGGTGCTCATCAACGGCGACGGCAACGGCAATGCTGCGCAGGAGTACTCCGTTTCCTCCGGCGGCACGCTGACCTATGAGGATCTGGTGGACTTCTGGGCCAAATTTGATCCCTATGAGATGAATACCCTGCTGGTGAGCAATGACATGATGGTCAAGATGCTCAAGCTGCCCGAGTTCCAGAACCCCATGACCGGTCTGAATTTCCAGGGCACCGGCAAGCTGACCACCCCCCTGGGTGCCACGCTGCTGCGCACCTCCGCCCTGCCCGAGGGCAAGATCATCGGTCTGGATCGCAACTATGCACTGGAGATGGTGCAGGGCAGCGACGTGATGATCGAGTACGACAAACTCATCGACCGTCAGCTGGAACGCGCCGCCATCACCAGCATCAGCGGCTTTGCCAAGCTGTTCCCCGATGCGTCCAAGGTGCTGAGCGTGTGATGACCCAGCGCATAATGGAACTGGCCCGCACCCTGGGCCAGACCGCCGAGCAGGAAGAGGAGCTTCTGGCGACCCTGTGTGCCGCGGCGCAAACGGAACTGACCGCAGCACTGCGGGATGATGTTTGCCCCGGTGACTGCCCGGAAGCCTTTGCTCTGGCCGGGGCATGGCTTGCACTGGCAGGGCTGGAGATCAGCCGTGAGGCCGGACAGGCGGAGTCCTTTCGGGCCGGCGACGTGACTGTTCAGCAAGGCAACGCAGCCCAAAAGGCCAGGCTGCTGCGTGGGCAGGCAAAGCAGCTGATGTCTGCCTGGACAAAGGATCAGCGGTTTTTGTTCTATGGAGTGTGAAGACATTGATACAGGGAAGTTTCTCCCGTATTCTGACCCGATATGGTCAGGATATGACAGTATACACACAGGCAGCACCTGAGGGCGTTTGCGTGCGCGCTTTTTTTCAGCCTATGCGTGAGAAGGGAACGGAGCAGTCCGTTCCCTCTCCCCTGGGCCGGATCAGTCAGGACCGTTTCTTATATCTCGGCCCTCCTGAGCCCTGTCTGGATGAAGTCAGTCTGGTGAAGGTGGGGTCGCAGGTTCTGCAGGTGCAGGGGACGCATCTTATTTATACGGGGGCACAGCCTGTCTACCGCTGGGCTGTTCTAACACCCAGTACCCGGGAGGTGGTCGAATGAAGGCAGATGGAATACAGGAACGTTTAGCCGAGTTTTTCCGCGAGCGGGATATCGATGCAATTGCCTCATGGCCAGAGGATCCCAGAACAGATCCCGGCCGCCCGAGAGTCCTCGTTTCTTTGGAAAAGATGACCTGTTCCCCGGCGGGCATGCAGAATTATCTGGGCCAGTGGGTGAACGAGGCCACCGGGCAGGAAACAGAGCTGTACGGGCACAGCGTGCACTTGAGTTTTCTTCTGGATATTCTGTCTCTGCCTGAAACTGGAGCGCAGGCCTGCCGGGAGCTTTTTGACCGCATGTTGGTGGTCCTGCAGAAGGAAAAACCCATTGCTCTGAGCGTACAGGAGCTGAACAGCGAAGAACTGGAATATGACGGGAAGGACGGTTTGCTGAGGCTGCGCTGTCACCTGGAGTGCATCGGTTGGCTTTGCACTCAGGGTGATGAGGCAGGCACCTTCCTGGACTTCACTTTGAGAGGAGATATCAATACATGAGCATCACAGTACATGAGCGGCCGGGGGTGTATTCCACCTATGCTGCCTCCTCTGCGGTAAGCGGAAGCGCAGGGAAGAAAAATGTCGGTCTGGCCGTCAGAATGGAACAGTCCGAAAAGACCGTGTGGACAATCAACACCTATCAGGATGCAGTCGCTGCCTTTGGTGTCGAATCAGGGAACAACCCCTCGCAGCTGGCCAAGCTTCTGTTTCAGAACGGCGCGGCGCAGGTAATGGTATTCCCTGTGGCCGGAGACACTTTGAGCGATTACCGGACCGTTTTTGACCGCATGGAATCGGCGCAGGATCTGGCGGTAATCGTGTGCGACAGCACACAGCTGGATGTGCAGCAGGCACTGCGTGACAGCGCACATGCCGCATCCCAGGCACAGTGTGAGCGCATTGCTGTGGTGGCTGGCACGGCAAATGCCACTATGTCCGAATTGGTGGAACGGGCCGAAAATCTGAATAGCGAGCGCGTGGTCCTGGTCGCCCCCGGCTGCATCAGCACTGAGGGCACGGCTATGGACGGGATTCAGGTAGCAGCCGCCGTGGCCGGTGCCATTGCAGGCGAAACAGATCCCGCCGTGCCTCTGGGCGGTGCTCAGCTGACCGGGCTGAACGGATTGAATCAGCAGCTGCGCGAAGAAGAGTTGGATGTGCTGATTCGGGGCGGTGTAACCGCGGTGGAGTCGGTTGGCGGCATTGTGAGTGTGGTGCGTGGTGTGACCACCCGCACGAGCACAAACGGCGCTGCGGACAGTACATGGCGAGACCTTTGCGCCATTCTGGTTGTGGACGATGTGATTCCCACCATCCGCAACGCGCTGAAAAGCCGATTCCGCCGGGCAAAAAACACGGCGCAGAGCCGGGGTGCCATTCGCTCCCAGGTCGTGCTGGAGCTGGAAAACAAGCTGGCCCGCGAGATCATTACCGGTTATGAGCAGGTACGTGTGCGCGCGGATGAAGAGGATCCTACCCGGTGCCTGGTGGACTTTGCCTTTACGGTCACTCACGGCATCAATCAGATCTGGCTGAGCGCCCACATCACGGTATAAGGAGGGATATATATGACGATTACCGGATTTCCCACCAGCAGTGATATTTATCTGGAAGTAAACGGAACGAAAGTAGCTGTGGTGCAGAGCTATACCGCCAAAGCAACCAAAACCAGCACACAGGTAGAGGCCTTTGGTGAAAAGGAACCGGTGGCCACGGTCGCCGGTCCGGTGAAGCACGTGCTGGAGCTGTCCCGTCTTTATGCCACAGACAACGCGATCCGGGACGGGATTGATTTTTATTCTCTGGAGGGCTTCTCGCTGGTGATTTGCAAACCTGACCGCAGAATCATTTATTCTGACTGTCAGTGGAGCGCCATCAACGAAGAGGCAGGCCTTGGCAATATGGTGATGGAAAAGGTCACAGTGGTGGCATCCAAGCGCATTGAGACGGAGGTGTAACCATGCACAGTGGTCTTTTAGGCGGTCCCTCCCAGTTGGAGCTGGAGGACGGCAGACATCTGCGTCTGCTCAGCGCCATGGAGGTGCTGGAGGCCAGAAGGGAGGCCCAGTGGCTGGCCCGGGACGGGCTGGAGCGCGCTCTGTGTTCCAACGCTTGCCTGCTTGCGCGGGCTGTGTTAAGGAACGGCCGGCCTGAGTTCCGGGACGGAAGTCAGGTGCTGAAGCAGATGACGGCCGAGGAAATTGGAGCCCTCGCCGGACGATGGTCCGGCTTCAATGCACAGGTCAATCCCGGACTCAATGCCACAGATGAACAGATAGACGAGTTAAAAAACGTCTGGAGCACGCCCGGGAAGAGCGGCTGTACTGGCGCGTGCTGCGATCCTTTTCAGCCCTGCCCACGGAAGATCGCGTCCGAGCGATGACCGCACGGGATTTTCTGTGGTGCGCATTGAATCTGATGCTGGACGACGAGGAAGAACTGGCAGGTCTGTGTCCCACCTGTCGGGAACGGGCCATGGAGGAGCGCTGCGCGGCGTGCGGCGTTCCTCTGGCACTGGCGGAGGGATGCGTCAATGCAGGCTTTGACGAGGCTCATTTCCTGTCTTTGAAACGGGGTGAAGCAGTTGACTGATTTTCTTGAGGACCTGTTGAAACATCAGGAAGAGGACGACGAGGGGCAGGTAATGCTCCAGTCAACCCGCAAAGTCCCTCCCCTGCAGGACGATCAGCACGAGAACGGGTTTCTGGATACGGAACTGTCGGGTATTCCGGCACCGGTGGCTTTGGAGCAGCAAATCCTTTCTGTTAATCGACGGGTTGTTGCGGCATCTCCCCACGGACCGGAAGCTTTCCCTGTGAATCACTCACCCACCGCTGTGACTATGACAGAGAGATCCGCACCGCCCACCCAGTTCCTGTGGGACAGGGTCAAGCGTGCCTACTCGGCCGCCCGCCTTTGGCAGGCAAAGACCGTGCGTCCAACCGGGAGCAGCTCCGGAACCACCAGCCAGATAAACACCCCGTCCTACGGCTTGGCCAAACAAGAAACTGTCATTCCGGGCTATGCCGCGCTGGTGGACGCGGCCTTCGCCCGGGATGCCCGCAGATATGACGGTACTCTGCGGATACTGTAAGAAAAAGGAGGTTGAGGGCCTTTGAACTTGAGCCCAATGCGATACAAGGATTTTATATGGCCCCACAATCCCAGAGTATATACCATTGACTATGAACGCAGGATGGCGGAAAACAAGATACCTTACGGGCTGTACCATCTGCAGGATCTTGGCCGGGGTCACCGGATCATGCGTGGAGAGGGAGAATTCGTTGGTCCGGACGCTTATGCACAGTTCGGCGCTCTGGCCAATGTTTTTTACAGTGAGGGCTCCGGTCCTCTAATTCATCCCCTGTGGCAGACGGCCAACGCCTACTTTGTTGAACTGTCCCTGCGGCAGGAGCCCCGTCCCGATTACGTAAGCTACTCCTTTGTGTTTTGGGAGGATCTGGAGTACTACAGCAACACGGCGGAAAAACCGGCGCAAGAGGAACAGACCGCGCAGGCAGACGGTGGAGAAAAGCTGGTTTATTCTGTGGTGAAGGGCGACACACTGTGGGGCATATCCAAGAAATATAAAACTACAGTGGAAAATCTTCTGCACCTCAATCCCCAGATTAAAAATCCCAATCTCATTCGCGTCGGGCAGGAGGTGCGTGTCCGATGACAGCCTTTTTGATCACTGGCAGCGGAACGCGAAGAAAGTTGCCGGTACTGTTGGAGTGGGAATTGGAATACGGCTGTGGAACACCTTGTGACAGCTTTCGAATCGTCTGCCTGTGGAATGGCAAGGATAACACTCTGCCGGCCCAGGCCGCCCGGTTCGAGGCATTTCACGAGGATGAGCTTGTATTTGTGGGCGTGGTTGATGAGTGTGAAGTATCTTTGTCCGCACAGGGCTGCCGACTTGAAGTGAACGGGCGAGGTTTGGCAGCCCTGCTGCTGGACAACGAAGCACAGGGAACGGATTACGATCTGGCCACCATCCAGGATATTCTGGACGCGCATGTGCTGCCCTATGGCATCCGGATCGGTGAGCAGGGGCAATTCCCAGCGGTGGCGCAGTTCTCCGTGACCCACGGCAGCAGTGAGTGGTCGGTACTGTATCAGTTCGCCCGCTATCACGCAGGGGTGACACCCCGCTTCGACCGGCAGGGCCGGCTGATTCTGAGTCACTGGCCAAACTCGGTGAGCTGCGTGATCCATGACCGGATCCCCGTAACACAGTTGCGGACAAAAAACAAGCGCTACGGAGTCCTGTCGGAAATCTGGGTGCGCGAGGCCGGCAAGGCTCCTGCGGTACAGCGGATCATCAACGAACCATTCAAGGCTGAGGGCGGAGTATGCCGGCGGATGTTTACCATGCCCGGAAAAAGCAACTATCAGTCCATGCGCTATCAGGGAGAATATCAGCTCAAAAAATCAGAACAGGACCGACTGAGATTGGAGCTTGATGTGGCACTGCCATTCTGTGCCTGGCCCGGTGAGATTATCAGGTTGGATCGCTCCGGATGGGGATATAACGGTCTATGGCGCATCGCGCAGGCTACGGTAAGCATGGACAGCAGAGGACACCACACCCGTTTGGAGCTGATCCCTCCCGACACAATGCTATGAGGTGATACATCATGTGGACAGCCAGTCAAATGAAAGAAGCAAATACAGTAACCCAAGGTGCAGCAGCCATCGGCGTGGTAACGGCATCAGGGGCGGAAAACGGTGTTTGTCTGGGGACTGAACGGCGTCGGCTTCCGGTGATGGCACCGGGTGGCTATCACTGGCAGCCCCGGGTGGGTGAATCGGTGTTAGTTCTGAAAGCCGGAAACAATGGGGAGACGCCTTGTATTCTGGCCGGCCAATCCCAAAATGACACCACCCTGCAGCCGGGCGAGGTGGCGCTTTCCGGTCCCGGATGCAGCTTGAAACTGGGTCAAAACGGCACAGTCTGCGTGCAGGGAACGCTGAGCATTAATGGCAGGACACTGGACGAACTGATCCGATCCATGGTCACTGCCGCCATGGCGGAACAGGGAGGATAAGATGACAGAACTGCAAATGATAAATGGGGATTACATTCCAAACGGAGCCGGTGACTTCTGCCGCCTTGAGGGTAGCCAGGCACTCATTCAGCGGATCCTGTTCAAGCTGACTGCCAGGAGAGGCGCACTGCCTTTCCTTCCCGAAACGGGAAGTTTGCTGTACACGCTGGCCAGAGAAAAGAAAAGTGCACGCCCGGCGTTGTGCACCAGATACGTGCACCAGGCGCTGGAAGGTGAAGACGTGACCGTAACAGGTGTGACCTACTGCGAAGAAAATCGGTCTGCCCAGGTACGGGTCAATCTGGAGTGGCAGGGCGAGGCACTGGAAGTAACCGCAAGTTTGGGAGGATTGACAGATGAAAACAGTTGAAGAACTTTATTCCGATATGCAGTCGGATTTTACCACCCGTACAGGTATGGAAATTACACTTGGCGGTGATTTGTCCGCCCGACTGTACGCGGCGGCGGCACAGATTTATGCACTGTATGTGCAGGCCGACTGGGTAAACCGGCAGTGCTTCCCTCAAACAGCTCAGGGTGAATATCTGGACCACCACGCCCAGTTGCGCGCACTGGAACGAAAAACCGCTGCCCGGGCGCAGGGTTTCATTCGGTTTTTCGGTGATGCAGCCAGCACCGTGGACCGGCTCATTCCCGCCGGGACCATTTGTATGACATCGGGTCTGGTGCGGTTCGAGACCACGCAGGACGCTGTTATGGCTGCCGGGGCATCCCGGGCAGACGTTCCCGCCCGGGCAGTGGAGTCCGGAAGTTCCGGCAATGTAATCGCCGGCAGTATTCGTTCCCTGTCCGCTGCCCCCACAGGCATTACGGGTTGCACCAATCCTCAGGCCATGAGCGGCGGCACGGACGCAGAGGATGACGAGCAACTGCGAAAACGTATTCTGGACAGCTTTCTTCGCCTGCCCAATGGGGCCAACAGCGCTTTTTATGAGCAGAGCGCTCTGTCCTTTGACGGTGTGGCTGCGGCGGTGGCGCTTCCCCGAAACCGTGGAGTGGGAACGGTGGACGTGGTAGCAGCAACTCCTCAGGGCATCCCCGATCAAAGCCTCCTCGAGCAGCTAAATGAATACTTTCAGGAACGCAGAGAAATTGCAGTAGATGTGCGTGTTCTGCCTCCGGAACCGGTTTCGGTAAATGTTCAGGTCCAAATTAAAAGTTCGGATATGGAACAGGCCACCCTACAGGTAAACCAGGTGCTTGCAGAATGGTTCTCCGGGGAACGGCTGGGGCAGGATGTACTGCGAGCCAAGCTGGGCAGCCTGATCTTCGGCGTGGACAGTGTGGATAACTACACACTGATTGCCCCTGCAGAAGATATTTCTGTAAGCAAGGCGCAGCTGCCTGTACTGGGCACAGTGACTGTGGAGGAACTGAC